AGCACGATCGATGGCGGCGTTTATTAAAAAATAACCAACCAACCCCGGCGGGGCGCTCAAATAGCGCCTCGCCACGCGGGGGGTCTAACTCCGCGAAATCAAAACCCGCCACATGGCAAACCCAATCATCAAGCCCAAATCCTCGACCGTAGCGTCGAAAGTCCCAGCCTCCTCCGACCTGGCCTTGGGAGAAATTTGTGTGAACCACGCCGACCGCCGACTCTATTCGCGCAATCCCAGCACGGGAGAGGTGTATAAATTGGCCGGCACCAAAGACGCGCCCGACCGCGTCTGGTCCTTCGACATCTCCGCCGACGGCACCACCACCTTCCTCGGCTTCCTCCTTTACTCGGACTTCCCCAACACCGGCAGCGTTTACGACAGCGCAGCCTGGGAAATCTCCCGCACCATTTTCAACTCCGCAGGCACCACCAGCACCGAATCCAGCGCCACCGGCGCGTGGTCGAACAAAACCAATCTCCAATTTTCTTAAACCAAAAATCCAAACACCATGAACGCTAGCAACCCAATCGAAATCAACGGAAAATCCTACGACAAATTCTCGCTCAATTTGGCCATCACGGGCCGGTATCTGGGCGATGGTTCTTCAGACGCCAATGTCGCCATGCGTCTCGTCCCGACCCGAATCGAGAACGGCGAGGTCATCACCGCAGACGAAGCCGCTATCGGCATCGTGCTCGGATCACTGGCAGGCAGCGACGAACCCACACAGCAAGCGGTTGGCGCGATCCAAGCCGCCCTCCAAGCCTACATCACCGCGAAAGGACTTTAATTATGGCAACCTACTTTGCCCGCAAATCCGGGAACATAAACGCCGCCGATGTCTGGGCTACCGCGCCCGCCGGAACGGCAGCGGCGGTCACATTTGCCAGCGGCGATGTCCTAATGGCTAACTCATTCACCATCACGGTCAATGTCTCCACCGACCTCGGCGGATCTGGACAGCTTCGCAACGACACCACTGGGGGCGCAACCGCAGGAGGAGTATTTACTCTTGCCGATGGGGTGACGCTAACAGCCAGTGTTTACAATAACCCCAGCAGTGTATGTGTCACTTTTTCCGCAAACTCACCTGCGATTGCAAACATCGTTTCCAATGAAATAAAATGTTTCGGGACATCCAGTGCGTCAACTATAAATAACAGTGGATCAGGGACTCTAACTATTAGTGCAACCACAATCAGTGGAGGCAATTCAGGTGGTGGAAGCATCCCGTGTGCCGGAGTTTTAACCTCTGGTGCAGGCACGACGACCGTAACATGCTCTGGAGGAATTACTGGTGGTTTATTAAGCCAAAGCCCCGGCGTGGCTGTTTCGGGAAGTGGGACATTAAATATCATAGGAAATGTGCGTGGCGGCGCGACAAACGCAGAGGGCGCAAGGAATTCAAGCACTACTAATGGCATAATAAACATTACCGGTACAGCCATCGGATCGGCTACTTCATCGGCAGCAGGCGTGAGTAATTACAGCAGTGGCACAATCCGACTCACCCGCGCCGTGGGCAATGCCTACGGCCCCGGTAACACAGCCGGACTCGCAGCAGCCGTAGGGGCAGCAAATTCGGGTCTGGGCGTTATCGAAATCGAACAACTCGAATACGGCACATTCGGAATGTCGCCCACCAGCGGAACAGGCATCCGCCTCAAAAAAGTTTCTACCAACGCCGCCGTCTTTAATTACTGCGACACCGTAGGCGCAAAGACTCTCATCGACGCCACGCAAAACGCCGCCATGCCAGCCGCCAGCGATGTGCGCAACGGCGTGAGCTACGCATCGGGAGCATTCACTGGAAGCTGCGCAGTCCCAGCCGCAGGTTCGGTGGCGCTGGGAGTCGCTGTGGACGCAGGCTACGGCACGGCAGTCCTCACACCAGAAGCAGTCTGGGGCCACGCATCCCGCACAATAACGGGCGGGCTGGTTGACACGGCCACAACGCTGACCAACTCGCCAGATGTTCCAACCGAGGCTGAAATCGCCAGCGCAGTCTGGGGAGCAGCAACCAAAGAAATCACTGGAGGCACCGTCACCACGCTCACCAACCCGCCAACCGTCCCAACGGTTGTCCAAATTCGCCAAGAGATGGACAGCAACAGCACCAAACTCGCTAACCTCGACGCCACGATCTCCAGCCGTTCAACCCTCACGACCGGCGACCTCCCGAGCGTGCCGAGCGCGGCCTCTGTGGCAACAGCCGTGCGCACCGAATTAACGGAGATTTCCAACCTCGATGCTTCCGTGTCGAGCCGTCTCGCTTCGGCGTCTTACACAGCGCCAGCAAACTCGGACATCACCGCGATTAAGAGCAAAACCGACAGCCTACCGGCTTCGCCCGCAGCCGTCGCCGACATCCCGACCGCCGCGCAAATCTCCGCAGCCGTGGAAGGTTCGATCCTCAACGAAGCCGACGGCCAAGCGGTCCTCAACGCCATCGTGAGCGCAATCGGGAACACCAACCTCAGCGAAGTCTCACTCGTCGCGGCCGTCCGTGCCGACCTCGAGCGCAACGGCGGAAAGCTCGACAGCATCCCGACATCCTCGGCGCCATCAGCCTCAACAGTGGCCGGAGCTGTGCGAACTGAACTCGCAACAGAACTCGGGCGTCTGGATGCCTCGGTGTCTTCGAGACTCTCGCCATCCGGCACGCTTGCCACGGTGACAAACCTCACGAACGCGCCGGCATCAGTCACTCCCGCCGACATCTGGGACTACAATGCCCGCACGCTCACCAGCGCCAGCGGACCGACAGCGGTCGAGATTCGCCAGGAGATCGACGCCAATTCCACCAAACTGGATGTCGCCGTCGGAACCCGCCTCGCCGGTTCGGCCTACACCGCGCCAGCCAACAGCGACATCACCGCGATCAAAGCGAAGACCGATGCCCTTGTCGTGGAGCGCCTCAATAACTGCGCTACCACGGCCATCGTCGGAAATCTCCTTGCCCAAGCTAACTCATGACGCCCGACTCCGCACTCGGCATCATCAACCACGCCGCGCGTCAGGATGCCACTTGGCACCTGATCGCGCTCGTGGCGATCGGGCTCATTTTTGCTTCGATTCTCTTCCGGTGGTTCACCCGCCGCCTCGAGCGCGTGGAGTCGAAGATGGATGAGCAGAACGAGGAATTCGTGAAACACCTCAAAACCGCCAACCGCGAAATGCTCGAGGTCATCAGCAGCAATCAGCAGACCACCAACCGCGCCATCACTATCATGGACCGACTTGAGTCCAAACTCGACCGCCACGCCCCATGAACCTTTGACACTTGCCCTCTAACTGATGAAAGCAATTTTCTTTGTCCTCGATCGTCTTTCGGAAAACAGCACATGGCGCGGTTTGATTTTGGTCGCAGTCGCTCTCGGCGTGAAGCTCGAGCCAGAGATGCAAAACCAGATCATTGCCGCCGGCCTCGGCCTCGTCGGCACGATCAACATTTTCCGCAAAGGAAAATGAACCCCAAACAGGTCGCCGCGACCGCAGTGATGCTCGCGTGGGTTTTTCTGGCGATTAGTTTTCTGAGCGGATGCGTGGCCGTCCCGATGCCTCCATTCGGAGACCGCATCGGTGAAGCAGGCACGCTCCACATCCGCGCCACCGTGCGCTTTGAGCCACGCCTGAGCGAAAGCGAAGCCACGAACCGCGACCTCTGGAACGCCCTTGGGGAGTTCCAAAAAACCCTTCCGGCTCTCAAAGACAAGTGATGCTCTCGCTCCTCGCCCGCTTCTTCATGCTGCCACGCCCGGCGCAATCCCCCGCCCCCGCGCCTGAGCCCGCGCCGAAGCCCGCGAAGCCAGCATCAAAGCCAGCCAAAACCTCCGGCACCCTCAAGCCCGAGCCGAAATACTACCAGCAAACCAACAAGCGGACCCCCAACATTTCAGCCGGCCGCGTCATCAAGCCCACCCATGTGATCCTGCACCACACGAGCGGAGCCTATGCCGGATCCGTCTCCTGGTGCAGCGACCCCGCCAGCAAAGTTTCGTATCACTGCATCATCGCCAGAAACGGCAAACGAACCGCCCTCGCCCTGCCGAGCCAACGCACATGGCACGCCGGAGTCTCAAGCTGGCAAGGCCGAAAAGATGTCAACTCGTGGAGCATCGGCATGGCATGGGAAGGGGACACCTACTCGACCCCATTGAGCGAAGACGCCCTCCTCAGCGCCGTCGAATACTTGTTGCCCATCCTCCGCGAAAACAACATCCCTCTCGCAAACATCCTGCGCCACGCAGACATCGCCCCCGGCCGCAAAGACGACTGCTCCCCATCGGCCCACGCCGCGCTTTTAGCGGCACTCAACCGGGTCATCTAATGGCAAAAAAAACCGCCCCGCCCAAAGACCGCGAGGCGGTCATGCTCCAAGCCCGCGCGCTCCTCGCCGAGCATTTCGATGTCGGCATCGCCGTGGTTTCTTGGGAGGACGGCGGAGAAACTTTCTACATGGACTTCAAATTTGGAAACCACTACGCGGCAAAATCTCTCTGCCGCGAAGCCGAAGACATGCTGTGGCCTTACGAGGAGGAAGACACCGAAGAAGAAGAAGCATGAAGGCCACGCTTGAATTCACCCTGCCCGAAGAACGCACCGAGCACATCTGCGCTGTGAAAGGCATGGACTCCATTTTAATAATCGACGACCTCCTTCAAGAAATCCGCGCCTTCCTTAAACACGAATCCGGCGAATTTAAGTCTTGGCGAGACGACGAAGGCCGCGACTGCCAAGCCTGCCCCGACACGCTCGAAAAAATCCGCAGCTACATTTGGGAACTCCGCAAAGACAACGAAATCCCCGACCTCCCATGACACCCGTAAAAAAATGGAAAAAGTGGATGGCTGTCGGGTGCTCACACGGCGAACTCATCTGCCCAGAAAGCCGCCGCGCTGTGCTGGATTTTGCCAAGAAATTTCGTCCAGACTTCCGTGCGCATCTGGGCGATTTTATAGACTTGGCGGCCATGCGCGGAGGCGTCGCGTCCGATGTGGACAGCAAAGACCGCGCTCGCAACATCGCTCAAGATGTCAGCGAGGGGATTTCGTTCCTCTACGAATTTGCTCCGAATGTCATAATGCTCGGAAACCACGAGGCCCGCTTGAACCGCATGGCGGAATCCCCCAACGCCGTCCACGCTCACGCCGCGCAGACCGTCCTCAACGAACTCGGAGACTGCGCCAAAAAGCTCAAGGCAAAAATCTACCCATACCACAACACCAAAGGCGTCCACCGGCTGGGAGACCTCGCCATGGTCCACGGCTTTAGCTGCAATGTCAGCGCCATCCGCGACCACGCCGAGACCTACGGCAAAGTCATCATGGCCCACCTCCACCGCGTCGGCATCGAGCGCGGCCGCCGCGTCGATTCTCCCACCGGCTACTGCCTCGGAGCGATCTGCAATCTCGACATGGACTACAGCTCCACCCGCCGAGCGTCATTGGCCCACTCGTCTGGCTTCGCGTGGGGCTACTACACAGACAACTCAACAACCGTCAACCTGTGCGAAAGACAAAAAAACCAACCGTGGCTTCTGCCGTAGAAAAAGCCTGGGGCGCCTTCTTTCAGTCGACGGCCGCATGCGACCCCTCCGAACTGAAAAAGGAAGGCTGGATGACCAACATGGAAATTTCCGAGCTATCAAAGCTCAAAGGCGAAGCCGGTCGCCAGCTCGCAGATAAAGGCGTCCGCTCGGGCGTTCTCGAAAAGAAAGTCGCCAAAATTTTGGTCAATGGCCGTCGAGCCAATGTGAACTTCTACCGGCCCATTTGATAGAACAGGGCAACCCTGGGCAACACTCCCGCAAGTCATTGAAAAACAAAGCCAAAAAACCGACTTAAAATCCGTTTTCGCGAAAGCGGAGTGCGGGTTCGAGTCCCGCCGCCGGCAGAGCGACTTGTGACGATTTGAGCTAGGTTTTATGCGGGTTGGCGGGTGGTTGGCTTTCAGAAACAACGGGAGGGATGTGGCGGCTACTGGAAGAAAATAGTTGCGATTTTGGGCAACACGGGCAACAGTTCGGGCAACAGACCATGAGCGCCTTTCTTGTCAGTCCATACCCGCAGCGGCCTTCGACCCCTTGGAAGCTCACGATTCCGCAGAAAATTTTTGGCAAGAGGATTCGCCGGTTTTACCGGACCGAGGCGGAGGCTTGGGCGGCGGGGCCGGGGCTTTTGGAGAAACTTCAGAAGGGTGGGACCGATTCGCTCTCGGAGGAGCAGGTGAGCGGCATGTCGATTAAGTCGGCGGTGCGGGATTACATCGCCTCCAAGGCGGGGGCTTCGGAGCGGCACAGGGACAAACTGGAAAAGATTTGCGGGGAGCTTTTGGATGCTTTCCCTGGCGCGGTGGCGGCGGTCACTCCGATGCAAGCGGCGAGGGTCTTTGGAAAGATCAAGGGCGCGCCGACGACGCGGGCGGGGTGGCATCGTTACGCCTCCGGGTTCTTTCGGTGGTGCGTGGACATGGAGCTTCTGGATCGGAATCCATTTCGCCGCGTCGTGGCGCCGGAGGCTGAGTCGAAGAGGTCACTGATTTCTGCAAAGGAACTGCGGGCTATTCTGGATGCGGAGATGTCGGATGCGCTTCGGGCTTGGTTTCTTCTGGGTGCGTTTGCGGGGTTGCGGTCCATCGAAGTCCACAGGATGCGGTGGGAGGATGTCGATCCAAAGTCCGGCCAGATCGAGGTTCGGCGGGAGGTTTCGAAACAATCAAGCGGCCTGCCGGAACGCATCGTGGATTTCACGGAGCCGATGAAAAAGCGGAAGGAATTTTTCAAAGGAAAATCGGGGCTGATCGTGGTTGCGAAATCGCTCCGACTTTATCGGGAGCGTGAGGCGCTCATCAAGCGGCTCAACAACGAGGGCGTGGTGCCGTGGGCCATGCTTCCAGAGAACGCACTCCGTCACTCTTACGCCACTTACCACCTCGGGCGGTGCCAGGATGCAGGGAAGACCGCGCACCAGATGGGGCATTCCTCGACGGCGCTGGTGCTCAAGACCTACGCGGTGCCTTCGCGTAAGGCGGACTGGCGCGCTTGGTGGAGGGTTTAGGCTACGCAGAGAAAGCGTAAATAAATAATAAACAGCAGTTTACCCCCCCCCCCCCCGCGCATAGCGCGCAAGAGGCTCTGTGGCTTTGAGTTAAGTCGTGGACTTGGCCTAGCCAGCCATGGGGTAACTTTTCGTTTTTGGAGGTTCTGACCCACCAGCGGATGTCTTGCGTGGAATCGTAATTTTGCCCCCAGTTTTGGGCGTAGGTTTTGAGCGTTTTTCTTTGATCTCAATGCGTGCTGGTGCCGCCGGTTGAGGGTTTTCGAAGCGCTCAATACATGCTTTGTAGTGATGATCCCATGCCAACCTCATGCACTTGCGGATGGCTTGAGATTGAGTCATGTCGCTGTGATTGGCCTCAAGCTCGAATTTAATAATGCTGGCCAAAATCTCGCGGCACTCCGGGGTCAAAGAGACGCCCGGTTTTTTCACTTTTTCGCTTTCTGGTTTTTTGTGCCGACCCACAACGAAAACAATGTCAGCGAATAGGTGCACCCTTGCAACCAATTATTTTATTCGGTGCACCAAAAAAATATTTTCGCCCGCAAACCTTGTCCCCATGCGGATGTCAATAGAAATCTTCGTATGGGGAGAACACCCCATTGACTTTTTTTATTGATAAAAGTGCACCGAAATAAAAAAGTGCACCGCATGACAGCGAGCAACAAAAAACAGGGAGCGTGTTTCCCGATTGACCTCTGGCAGGAGATCAAGCGGGAAGCTGAAGCAAACGACACGACGCTGAGCAAAGTGATCGTTCAAGCGGTCCGCGAAATGGTGGATCGGAAAAACAAACGGAGGGCGAAGAAATGAACCTTTCGGATGTCTACATCAACATGGACGAGGCTCGGCGCCTCTCGGGTTTTTCCAGCCGCTCGATCCGCGACTACATTAAACGGGGCGAATTTGCGGCAAGCCTTCCACGGGGCCGGTGCGGTGGTTGGCATATCGTCCGCGAGTCGTTTTTGGATTGGTGGGGTTATCGGAACGCCTCCACCGCGAACCGAACGACGATTCCGACACGGAAACGGAGGGCCGCGTAATGGACTGCGAAACTCTTCTCCGATGCCTCGGCTACTCGATCGACGCGGCTTTTAAATTCGGCCCAGTCGCCATCGCGGCGGTCATCACCTGGAGGCTCGCCCGATGAAAAAGCGACTCTGGCTCGTGCAGGGGTTTAATTTTCTTCGCCTAAAAGTCGGGGACACTTTTTTGGCCTTCACCGAATCGGAAGCTCGGGAGCTTTTCCGAATTGAATACGGCTGCCCTGCGAGCCGGGTGGAGGTCGTCCGATGAGCGCGTGGGAGGCCGTCCTGCTTTCAAGCATCGCCTTCGGCTCGATGTGGGCTTGCTACGCGATCGGCTTTCGTGACGGGCGCATGACGGAGCGCCGTCGCCAAGAGCGCTACTACCGGCGCGAGGAGTTCGGGCGCGATTGGGACAATTACGAGGACTTCGACTGATTTTGCCTCGCTAGGTCTCAAGGAGACCGCAGGGGCCAAGGGGGGCAGCGCATCCCAAAAAACGCTGACCAACAACAAACAAACAAAAGAGTGATGAAAATAATTAAAGGCAAACAACAGCGACCACAGCGGGTCGTGATCTACGGGGTGGAGAGCGTCGGCAAGACGACTTTCGCCAGCAAGTTCCCAAATCCTCTCTTCCTCGACATCGAGGGCGGCAGCAACCACCTCGCCGTGGACCGTGTGGCGGTCTCGACTTGGAAAGAACTCGGCGAGTGCATCCAAGAAGCCAGCCGGACGGATTACGAGACGATCGTGATCGACTCGGCAGATTGGGCGGAGCGGTTGGCGGTTGAAGACCTCCTCGCTACGAACAAGAAGCAGAGCGTCGAGGATTTCGGGTTCGGCAAGGGCTGGGTCATGACGGCGGAAAAGGTCAGCCGGTTCCTGACCGCTCTGGATTCGCTCATCGATGCCGGCAAGCATGTGGTTGTCCTGGCGCACTCCAAGGTCCAGCGCACGGAGCCGCCGGACATCTTGGCCGCATACGACCGCTACGAACTCAAGCTCTCCAAGCAGTCCTCGCCGCTGGTCAAAGAATGGGCTGACGAGTTGTGGTTTTTCCGGTTCAAGACCAAGGCCGTATCGCAGGAGGGTGGCAAAGCCAAAGGGGTAGGGGGCAAGGAGCGGGTGATCTACACAACCCACTCGGCGGCCTACGACGCCAAGACCCGCTCGGGCCTCGCCGAGGAGTTGCCAATGGAGTGGGAGTCCGTGGCGCATGTCTTCGGCAAACCTGCACCCAAAACCTCGGCGCCTGCCGTGGAGATCATTGGCCGGGAGTCGGTGGCCGTCCTCGAGGACAACGAGGAAGTCGTCAACCTGTTCTTGGTCAGCAACGGATCCATCGCAGAGGGCCAGACATGGCGCGATGCCAGCGAGAAACTGCGCCAGCAGATCGTGGCGCGGCCTGCCGCTCTAGTGGCTAAAGCCAAAGCCCAAATGGAGGTGGCGGCATGAGCGAATTAACCACAGAGGACACAGAGAGCACGGAGAAAAAGAGGCTTTTAGTTCAACTTGTGGCCGGACTTCTTGCGAGCGGTCATTATACCAATCCCGATGAAGGTTGCGATACGCCTGTTTTAAAAAGATACGACATCGGAGAAGATTGGAAAGAAGATGGATACCCAAGAAGGCACCCGTTCCATGTTCTTGATGATGCTGGATCCCTGCTAAATGACATTGAGTTCATAGTTAAGCAGGAGGGCGGGAAATGATCGCCAAGGAAATCTCTCCGAGTTCCTTGCCGAAGCTGGCCGAGTGCGCGCTCTTTACGGGCGCGCCAGGCACCAGCGCGGCAGCCGAGCGTGGCACGCTTCTAGACAAGGCGATCCGCGAGCTTTTGGTTGACGATCCGACCACCTACGACGGCCTCGCCGCCGAAGATCAGGCAGTGGCGCGGTGGGGCGTGGACGAACTTCGGACGCTCTCCGGTGGCTACCATGTCGAGACGCGGGAAGAGCATCTCGGCATGGAGGTGCCGGGCCTTTCGAAGCCCGGCACGGCCGACGCGGTATGCGTTCGGGCTCAGTGGGTGGCAGATGTAAAAACGGGAGCCGTCAGGAATTATAGGGAACAATTAAGTGCCTATTGTTTAGCCTGCATGCACGAGCATTTTGCGGATTCATGGACGGCTCATGTGATCTATGTCGATCAGCGACTCCGCCGCACTTACACCTTCACGAGGGAGCAAGCCGAGGCGACCGTTTCGGCGGTGATCGCAAACGCCAGCAGCCGATTGGCGGAGCCGACACCTAATGAATTTTGCGGCTGGTGTGCTCATCAAAACGGGTGCCGAGCCTTGGTGCGTCAATCCTCCGAGGCGCTGGCATTAGTCAAGTCCGACCTTTGTCTTACCGACATACGCGACCAAATCCTCGCCAATCCGGTCGAGCTGTCCGCCTTCGCCGCGAACTGGAAGCTGGCCGAGAAGCAGATCGCCGAGCCGGTTCTCGATGCGCTCAAAGAACGCCTCGCCGCCGGCGAGGACATCCCCGGCTGGAAGGTCACGACCGGCGCGGGCCGTCAGTTCGTGGATGCCGATGCCATCGCTCGGGCCTCCGCCAATGTTTCCAAAGAGACGCTCATCCTCGCCCTCGGCGGGAAGATGGGCGCCGACAAATTTCGCCAATTCTGCGCCGACGCCGGCGTGGAAATGGACGAGTCAGCGGTGAAGTCAGGGGCACCGATAAACACCCTGCGACAAATCAAATCCAAAAAATAATATGCCTACCTACAAACAACAGGAACCCCAAGCGCCACAGATCAAGCCAGGAAAACACAAGGTCGAGATCGAAGGCGCGGAACTCAAGATCAGCGACCGCACCGGAAACGAATACATCCGCCTCAAGTGCCGGGTGAAACTCCCTGACGGCAGCAACGGCGGGACGATCTACGACAACATGGTTTTCACCGCCAAGTCGGCATGGAAGATCGACCAAATCCGCGAGGCGCTGGGCTTTGCCATCATCCCAAACGAGGACGCCAGCGTGGAACCGGAACACCTCGTCGGCCGCACCGGCACGGTGATCGTGGAGCTTAATGACGACACCGGATACCACGAGATCGACAGCTGGGTTTCACCCAAATCCTCGGCCCCCGCGCCGAAGGCCAAGCCTGCCAAAGAGACCGACGACATCCCGTTCTGATTCAAACCTCCGGGGCGCGGCGTGGATACGCGCACGAATTTTTAACCCATGACCCAAGACCTCTCCCTCCGCATCTCCATCTGCTTGAACGACTGCCCGATCGGGCCGCGCATTCAACGGGCGGAGCCGCTGCCGCCTTATCGGCACACCTACTCGCTGGCAGAGCAGGCGGTGGCGGAGGCCGACATGGAGCGCGTGCGGAAATACATCGAGCGGAATCAGAACACTATGAAGGGAAAGAAATAACATGGCCGGAGAATGGATTAAGGTAGAGAACCACCTGCACGAGAAGGTCGAGGTGGCGGCGATTGCCGACCACACCGGATTAGACCTGGATGCGGTGGTCGGGAAGCTCGTGAAGGTGTGGGCTTGGGCGTCACGGAATTGTTACGCTGACGGCGTAACGGGCGTTACGGCACTGCGCATCATCCGCGAAATCACGCACACGCCGAACTTCGATGAAGCGATGGCAAAATGCGGTTGGTTGATCGTGAAAGGCGACAAAATCGAGTTTGTAAACTTCGATCGGCACAACAGCCAAACATCTAAAGACCGAGCACTTGCGGCCCTGCGAATGGCCAAGAAACGCGGCAACGATGCCGTTACGGAAAAGTTACGGGACAAGCGTAACAAATCTGTAACCAGAGAAGAGAAGAATAAAGAGCGGTCTTGCGACCGCTTCCTCCCTACCTGCGTATGACAACACTCCCCAAGATTATCCAGATGCTCCCAAGCGTCCCACTCAACGAAACCGCCGAGAAGGCTGCGATCTCCTGCATCCTGCAAAACTTCGAATGCCTGAGAGTCATGTCCTGGCCCGAGGAGTTGTTTTTTTCGGAGGCGCACAAAATCATTTTGACCACGGCGAAGGAACTCGCCGAGACGGGCATGGCGACCGACCCGTTCGCGGTGCAGTCTCGGCTCGAAGCCAAGGGCCAACTCGACGCGATAGGCGGGATGCACGGCTTCACCGAGTTGGTGGACTTCATGCCAACCGGCGACGCCAAAACGGCGGCATGGCACCGGAGCGCACTGATGGACGCGGCAAGGTATCGCCGGGCATTGTCCGCGGTGCGTGAGGCCGAGGGGGCTTTTCTTCGCCAGGAGGGAGACATTGCCGGTGTGTCGCTGGCTCTCTCCGAAGCAGCGATGATGGTGGACCGCCCGAGGGTTTCGACCAAAGACCTCCTGCTCAAACTTACGGAGGAACTCGAAAACCACACGCCCGCGGAGGCATTTGGCACCGGCATCGATCGTCTGGACCGCTGGACGAATGGCGGCGTCAAGCGGGGTGAACTCCTGACGATCGGCGCGCCGACCTCGGGCGGTAAGTCGATCCTGCTCCTCCAGATGGCAGTGCAGGCAGTCCTCGCTGGCAAAAAGGTGGCGGTCTTCAGCCTGGAGATGCCGGCCACCCAAGTCCTCGCTCGCATGGTCTCGCACTTGGCGGGCTTTAATGTCGGCGTCTTCCGCATCGCGGGCGCCAAAGGATCGGTCAACAAGGACATGCTGGCGAAATTCAACTCGGCCTCGGCTTTGATTTCCCAATCCGGCCTCGTGGTCGAGTCGGGCTTTACCGACATGGAGTCGATCGACGCCTCGGCGCGTGACCTCGCGGGCAAGGGCAACGCGGATCTCGTGATCGTGGACTATGTGCAACTCGTCCACCTGCGGGCCATGGCATCGAACGAAACACGCGAGCAGCATGTGAGCGAGATCACCCGGCGGCTCAAGGCGCTGGCTTTGCAACTCAACATCGCGGTCGCCACGGCCAGCCAGCTCAACGAGGACGGCAAACTGCGCGAATCCCGCGCCATCGGGATGCACTCCGACCATGTGTGGATGATCCGCCACGGAGACGAATCCTTTATTTCACTCGACAAAAACCGCGACGGCGAGCGCGGCCACGCGGTGCCGGTCCAGATGGACGGCGCCATCGCCAAATTCACCCAACAACAAGACTCATGAACAAATTAAAAAATACCTTTTATTCAAATCATCAAACCCAAGGATGTTTTTCTTTAATAACTCTTTTACGCAGAGATTTAAACTCCCGTGCGCCAATAAGTGAGCTCTTCCATTTGCTAACAACGAAAGGTTTGACGGGTCGTTATTATGAGGATCGCAATCAATATGATGAACGACCTCGTGCGATTCTAGCATTCTACCAATCTTTTTTTCCATCACAGCGCGATGCTCGTAAATCCTACCATGGTGAGCTTTTGGATGATTCGGCATCCAAATTCTTAAAGCAGTCTTTCCATTTGATCGCACCTTTTCTGTTTTTTCTTTCCATGCGTGATGGTTTTTGCCGCTTCGTTGAAATATCCAGCATTTTTTACTGCATGTCAGCTTTTCTCCACGCTTCGATATATCAGAAACCGATCTCAGCGTGTTTTTTCCACAAATGCAACATTCAGCATATCTCCAATAAAACCTTTGCCCTTTAGGTCTAAATTTAGTGACTTTTCTTTCATAAAATCTCCCATCACCCAAATCAAAAAGCAACTTACCTTTATGTTTAAATGATTTCGTCATGTCGTCTGATTGAAAATTTGCAGGCATATCAAAACTATACTCAACAAAGAAAATAAATCAAAGAAAAAAATGAACATTTACATTGGCATTGACCCTGGAATTAACGGAGGGATTGCCGTTATTCATTCTAATTCTGCGGTAGCATATAAAATGCCGCAAACTAACAGCGATTTGTGGGAATTGATTTTAGAAATAAAAGAAATTTCCAAAATTGAAGAGCTGCATATTAAATGCTGCCTAGAGGCTGTATCTTCAAGCCCGCAAATGGGCGTTTGCTCGGCATTTACTTTTGGTCAAGGATTTGGCCATCTTGAAATGGCTCTTACTGCCGCACGCATCCCCTACGAGCGAATCCGCCCGCAGGCATGGCAGAAGGCAATGGGGTGTTTGACCAAGGGCGATAAGAATGTGAGCAAACGCCGAGCGCAAGAGCTTTTCCCGACGCTGAAGGTCACGCACGCCACAGCGGACGCTTTGCTCATCGCCGAGTTTAACCGGAGGACAGCCAAGCCATGACCTACGACGACAAAGGGTGCCGCGAACTCATGTGCGCTTTCATTCGCCAGACCGTGTTCGATGTCGATGCCAAGACGGATTTTGCGAACAAAAACAAGAACGCCGAGTGGGAACTCCACAAGGCCAGCGCGATCCGCTTTATCCGCTCGCCGATGTTCGTCTCCCTCTGCCGCACCCTTCGACTCCCTGCCGACAAAATCCAACGCCGAGCCTTCCAATGATTAATCACTACCCAACATTCCCAGCCGAGGCCGCCCGGCTGCACAACCTACATCACGCGGATCCGCATTACTGGCCGGATGTCGCCAGCGAGATCGACACCCCAGAAGAAATCCTCGCCGACGAACTCGGCACGACCCCCAAGATCGTGCGCTCCATGCTGGCATGGCTCCGAGAGCATCAGAGCGCCGGGAAGACGCAGGAGCAGGCGGACACGCTCGCGAAGGCGTTTGCCATTGCCGTGCCGCGTAAGGGGAAGATCGACCTCTCGCTTGTCGGCCTGCGGTTCCTCGGCCTCTTCTGGCTGCTCAACTCCTCGGGCGAAAGCCTCACCGACCTCGCCAAGCGGGCGCAGGTCTCCAAGCAGCTCCTCGACTGGCATGCCAATAAGCTCGGGCGCGAACTCAATTTCCACGGCTGGCAGCAGAAGGCCTCAACCACGCGAGCGGCCTACTCCGAAGGCACGCGCCAGCGGTGGGCAGAACTCACCCCAGAAGAACGGCGCCAACGCCGGGCAGGGAAGGGGAAGACCCCAGAACCCAAGCCGATCACCAACAAGCAGGACGCCCTGCGGGTGACAATGCTTCAACTCCAACAACAAAAAAAACAACAAAAACATGCAATCGCTTAACCTCATCCTCGCCAACGAGGCATTCACTAAACTCGACCAACTCGAACTTTGGGAGATTCCCCAGGACACAACCAAGGAACAATGGCAGGAGGGGCACCGCCAACTCCTTCTCCTTGGTCAGGTGGTCAAACAACTCCTGCCCAAGTCCGAGCGATTCGGCCAGAGGCATTTCGGCAACGATGCCGTGATCCAGGTCGAGGCTCAGTTCATGCTAGACTTTGGCCTTCCGATCCCTGAGGCGTCGAACACCCCACGCTTGGAAGGCGACGAGGCCGTCATCGATATGCTCGAGCGTGGCTTCCAAAGGTGGGTCGAACGCTCCGGCTCCATGGAGCTATGGGACAAGGCAAGGCTCGAGCGCGCCCTGCGAATGATCGAACCGCTGGCCGAACAAGCCAAGAGGATCCGAGAACTATTGGCATGAGTGACACACCCGAGACGGACGCCAAAGTTTCCGCACACATTGGATTCTATTCGTGCGCAACGGTCCCTGCTGAATTGTGCCGACGCATGGAGCGCGAGCGGGATGAGGCGCGGAGAAAGCTAAAGGACTTGGATGTCGCTGCAATCCATTCATGCCACAACGAATGCAAACGACCGATGTGTGTGTTAAGGCGCGAACGCGACGAGTTGCTCGAGCGCAACGCCAAGCTGCGCGACATAGCAGACAGGGCGCTAATGCTTAACCAATCCCAGTGACCTGCCCAACATGCGGCACCGACACCCGAGTCATCGCCACCCGCGAAGGATACAGGCGCAGGGTATGCACCAAGGGCCATCGGTTCGTCACACTAGAACAGGCGCACGAAACAAAATTCCCATGGCTATCCAAACCCAAGCGCAAACCATTGAAGAAGAAAAAGAAACCAAAGCAGGACGACAAATGGATCGAACGCATCGAGGCCAAGCTGGCCGAGACATAAAAATGCCGGGTGCAAACTAGGATGACTCCCCAATTTGACACCCGGCTGTTGTCGTGCAAACAACGACAACCGGCTCGTGTCAAATCGAGCTATTCGCCGGTCTCCTTCCGCGTAGGAAATGGAGCAGAATCCAACCAATCCCATGCCCCGTTTGTGGCGTGGACTTTAAGCCAAAGAGCGGGCGCAAGTATTGTTCGCTCAAATGCTCGGCAATCCAGATCGGCAGGGACAAGAAAGGCCAGCCGATCGGCGGCTCACTCCCTGCATGGCACGGGTGTGCCAAATGCCATGCGCTTATGGGTATGTCCGGCAAGATGTCAGGCGACCTATTACGCAAGGACAAAGCCACCATTTGCCAATTCAGAAAAGAGAATGCACTGCCAACGCTATCCAAGTCTCAGGCTTTCAAATCGACTTGGATTAAAAGCGGAAGAACGCCAGGACAAACGAGTGAGCAGTGGTGGGAAGATAACTGGGCGGGCGTTGTTGATACCTATTGGGACAAAGGTTTGAATTCAATGATTGCAAAGACAAAGAACCCGAACGCTTCAAAGAAAATGATTTATTACTATGCAAACATTGATAAAGAAAGGGCGCGAGGAAGGGAGGCAGCAGTAAAGAGATGGAAGTTATCAAAGCCAGATAGCCTTTTGCGTATTAAAAGCAAACTGCGGAATCATGTTTATCGAATATGTAAATACTCACATACAATTAAATGCAGGAAAACAAGTGAGTATCTTGGATGCACGATTGAGCAGGCAAAGAGACACATTGAAAAGCAATTCAAGCGAGGAATGACATGGGAAAACCATGGAACTGTTTGGGAGATTGATCACATCCTGCCATTGGCTGCCTTTGATCTTACTCGCAAAGACCAACAAATGATTGCCAATCATTTTACAAACCTCCGACCAGAGTGGAAAACAAAAAACAGAATGAAGAGTGACAAAATCACAATTACGCATCAACTCAGGTTTGCATAGCCCCCCCGCCATAGGAATCCTATAATTTGGAATTGATTATCGCAGTTTGCCAGTCGCTCGTTAGTTTTATGTGAGCAATAAAATCCCCATTTCCCTATAATGAAACCAAAGAAGACCCCAAAGAGAGGCAAGGGCCGACCGCGAAATCCTGTGACGGATCGGATTGCCAGTGAGCTTGCTGTCACGAAACGGCAGGCGCGCAACCTTGCCGCCGAGTCCGAGACCACCGGCCTGCCCGTGGAGGACATGAAGGCGGCGAGGCTCAGGAAGCTGAAGCTCGAGGGCGACCGGATCGAGTATCTGCTGGAGGTCACCAAGGGGAAGCACATCGCAAAAGAGAAGGTCGAGGAAGAAATGATCGGCCTCGGCATGGCCGTGAAGGCTCAACTCTTCTCATGGGTGGGCGCATTGCCTGGGCGACTCGAAGGGCTATCGGCGGCTCAGATGGTGCCGATCTTGGAAGATGAAATAAACAGGATTTTGAAAACGCTTTCCGACGAATGATTGCAGAATTCTTCAAGCTCGGCGTGAACCCCGGCGAGCGGCTCAGTCCGGTCCAATGGATGTCTCGGCATGTCGTCGTTCCGCACTCGGCACGAAATACGCAATTCGATTCCACGACGGCGCAGTGGATGAACGAGCCAATCGAAGAGATCGCCAAAGACACGAACGACGAGATCCTTATCTGCGCACCTGTCGGCAGTGGGAAGACCACGCTTTTCGAGTCTCTGCTGGCATGGATCATATCGGAGAACCCCGGCCCGACATTAGTGACCGGGCAGACGGACAAAACAGCGAAGCAGTGGGCCGAGTCGCGCCTCGGGCCGATGCTCGAAGCGATACCCTCGGTCGCCAAGCTCTTCCCAAAAGACCGGCACCAGAAGCGCAAAACCGAAATCCTCTTCCCCCACATGCCGCTCTTCATCGGAGGGGCAAACCTCACGAGCCTACAGGAGAAATCCATCCGGTGGGCGATAGCCGATGAGGTATGGCGTTGGAAGCGCGGCATGCTCGAGGAATTCCGCCGGCGAACTCACGACCGATGGAATGCCCGCCGCATCTTGGTCTCGCAAGGAGGCGAGGAGGGCGACGACTTCCACGATGCAGAAGACCTATGCGAAAAGCGCGAATTCTCCTGGCAGTGCTTATGCGGCGAAGTTCACCCGTGGGATTTCAAAAACATAGCCTTCGACCGCGAGACCGACGCCAATGGCGCCATGCTCTGGGATCGCGTGGCCAAGAGCGCCCGGCTCGTCTGCCCGACATGCTCGCACGAATTCATGGACGATCCCCGCATCCGCCGCGCCTTGTCATCCGGCTCGCGCTACATCGTGAAGTCGCACGGAGCGCCAGGGCGGATCGCCTTTCACTACGATGCCGCTGCCGTCTGGTGGATTCCGTGGGGATCGCTCGCCGTCGAGTGGGTCAAGGCCGATCTCGACCGCAAGGCCGGAGACACCGAGGCCATGAAGCAATTCGTGCAGAAACGCAACGCCCGCCGCTGGACCGTGCAAGGCACCGGAGCCACCAGCGCCGAGGTTCTGGCCTGTCGCAAAGACTACCTTCGCGGAGCCTGCCCCATCGAGCCCGTCGCCATCACCCTCTCGGCGGATGTTGGCCAAGATACATCGCACTGGACCACGATGGCCTTTGCAGAAAATGGCGACGCCTATGTCATCGACTACGGCACCGTCACCGGCATCGACGACATGCTCGAGGTCGCGCAGTCGCAGAAATACAAGACCGCCGAAGGCCGGGAGGTCACGCCTATCGGCGGCCTGCTCGACTCAGGCTTCAACGCCAACGCCGTCTACCGCGCTTGCTATCTCTCGGCGAATTTCTTTTTCCCCGCCAAAGGATCAGGCGCAAACTTCGGCAGCATCTCCGAGAGCGTGCTGAAGGAATACCCCACCATGCCGCTCTACACGGTCAACGAATTCGCGTCGAAGGTCTCGCTCTTCATCGACCGCATCGCCAAGCGGAAATCCCCATTTCTATTTTTCCCGAAAGACGCAGGCGAAGAATTCCTGTCCGCCTTCATGGGTCAAAAAATCATTGTCAGCAAAAAAGGCCGGAAAGAATGGCGATCGGTGGCAGGTGACCACTTCGCCGACTCGGTTCGCCTCAACTACGCCTGCGCTCAACAACTGCGCAAAGCCGGAGCCATCGAATTTAAATGAAAAAATCCCAACTCTGGAAAATCTACACGGCAAAAAATCCCGCATTCGAGCGCGACGGAAACATCACGATGAGCGCGCGCGGACTGCGAAAGCTCTTCGACCAAACATGGGACTACGCCTACCACGAAGGCGAAGACGAAATCGAACACGCGCCGGTTAACGACTCAAAAGCCGTGGACGATCTGCGCAAAATCTTCGGGATGTTCTGACCAATTCGGTGAAGTCACCGATATGATCCCCGAACTTTTCTCCGAACTTTTCCCCGAACCTTTTACCTGAACCGCCCGCCAAGCTAGGTTTTAAGCGGTTCTACGGGCGCCTTGTTTTTTAAATTGCTGTCAACGAATATTTTTAAATCGGCTTAAAAAAATATTTCCTTTCTCTTGAAAATAATTGTTTACAAAAATCAAGTTCGTGAGAAACTCATCTCAGGTCGAAGGCGCAACGCCGGAGACGAAAACCAAAAACCAAAATTAAAATTATGACTAAAAATTACATTCTGCGCGGACAACTAAGCCCCGGTGATGCTCAGGCCGTTTTTCGTGATGAAAACGGAAACTCTGTCCAAAAGCTAAGCCAGGCCAAAAAATACAGCACACTTGAAGATGCACTAATCGAAGCTGAAAATTTGGATTTGCAGGCTGAGCAACTATGTCGAGCAGGGAAACCTACTGGCATTCTTTGGACGGTCGCTCCAGTTAATTCTAAAGCTGGTTATTATGAGGCTGAAGAAGAAAATTAAATAAAAATTTACAGCTAACTCCAAACCAAAAAACCCAAAAATCAAATTATGAAAACAATGACCAATCGCCACGACTACCACACATATCCAACATCCAAAGGCATCTTTGTCTCGATTCATCAAGAAAACACCTTGCGCGAAGACTTTGGCCCGTTTCACACGCAACGCGAAGCCAATGCTGCAGCCTACAAAGAATGGCGCAGACAACAACCAACGCCCTCAAAAAAATCAGCAAAATGAAAACCGAAATCAAATTCAAAACCATCGGCACACGAGCCGTCGTCTCAAAAGAAATCACCCCCGCGCAAGCTGCCGAAATCCTGCAAAAGAACCCGACCCTCACCCAAGTGGACACACCGGTCGGCTACTACCCAAGACCATGAGCAAAAAACCCACCACCCACGGCGGCGCGCGCAAAGGAGCCGGGCGAAAGTCAGGCTCTGGAAAAGGCCGAACCTATGTTCCAAAAACCGTGGCGATGTCGGAGAAATCCTGGGACAAGCTCGACCGCCAGCGCGGCGATCAGTCACGCGGGAAATTCATCGAGAGCAAGCTCTGAGTTTCGTCAGAAAAACGACCACAATTTTCTGACATATACCTCATCCGGTATATACAAAGTATATCTTCGTTGCCGTATATCTCATCGGCCTCGTTGAAAAAAACAGGGTCGTTTTTTCAATAAGTTTTTGAAGGAAAAAGACACCAGAATTTCCGTCAAAAAAATGTTTAGAAAACCCCCCGCCAACTCAAGCCACGCTTGAACTACTGCGCAGATTCTAATCTTTGACTCGCCCGCCTTCATGCAGGCAGGCGGACACACGACCGGAGCGACATGCAACGGTGGGATGGGCGGTCATTCATGGCCCGAGACTCCCGAAAGCCCACGACTGAAAAGGTGCGGCCGCGCCGTCCCTGCGATCTCCCCCTCCGTGCTCTCTGTGTCCTCGGTGGTCAATCCCTTTTGACACGCCCGCCGAGGCGTGACCGACCTCGACAAAATCAGCGGCGTTAAATCCTACCTTCGCCGCACCAAGACCACCGCCGAACTCCAAACCCTCGCCGACGCGGCTTTTCTCTCTGCCTCCGAGGAAGTCACGATCACATCCATCAGCGGCGACGGCACCGCATCGAGCGGACAGGTCTCGTTTCCAAAATGGCTCCTCCTGCAAGCCCTCGAGGAAATCCTCTCCGAAGGCCCGAACGGCCGGCAACTTTTCAACATCGCCGACCGCTCCCGCTACGGCACCGCCATTTGACACGCGCCCTCGGGCGTGTCCGCGAAAATCAAAAAATCAAGTTGGGGAGGCAATCGCCCCGGCGCAGGCCGCCCCCGCAAGCTCGACGCCAAAGCCGCCGCGTTCGAGGCCGCCCAGCCCTCTCTAAACCGTGGCCTCATCTGGGTTCCGACGACCGACCCGAAGCGCGAACTCACGGCACACAGCCGACTTGAAATCCTCAAGGTCTCGCGCTGGCTCTACAACAACGCCCCCCAAGCCACCTACATTGTCGAACACCTCGCCCAGCGCGCCATCGGCACCGGCATCGTCGTTCAGCCAAAGACCAGCAACACCGAGTGGAACAAGAAAGTTGATCAGTATTTTGAAGACCGCAACTGCGCCGAGGCGTGGGCATTCGACGCCGGCGCACAGGTAAATTTTTATACCGCCCAAAGTCTCATCCTCCGCCAAGTCGCCATCGACGGCGACTTCTTTGCGCAGTTCCTCAAGACCAAAGAAGGCGCGGCCCGCGTCCGCTTCCTCGGCGGCGAGTCCATCGGCGGTGCCGGATCCTTCGCCACCGATTCGCACGATGGCGTCATTCTTGACCGCTACGGCGCGCCGACCGCCTACACGCTCAACAGCGAAGAAGGCCTCCGCGTCCCTGCCGAAGACATCCTCCACTTCCGCCACATCCGCCGCCAAGGCCAACCCCGTGGCGTCTCGTGGTTTCACTCCGCCGCCGCCAACCTCCGTGACATCTCCGAAATCAACGGATTTGTTAAGGGCGCGTATAAGGCCGGCGCTCAGATCGGCTACATGGTCACGAGCACCGAAGTCGCCAAAATCGGCCTCGGCGCTGGAATGAAGACCACTAGCAACGAGGTCGGCGACCTCACCACCAGCGACCTGCCGAACGGCATCCTCCTCCCACGCCTCAAGCCCGGCGAAAAGCTCGAAGCCTTCAAGAACGACATCCCCGGCCAGACCTACGAAGCCCTCATGCGCGCCCTCCGCAGCGATGTTGCCTTCGCCATCGGCCTCCCGCCCGAAGCCATGATGGTCAATGTCGGCCTCGCTGGCACCGAGCAACGCGCCGTCCTCGAGGTCACCCAGAATTTCCTCGAGCGCCTTCAGCAGCAAGTCATCGATCAGTTTTGCAGGCCGTTTTACAAGTATTGGCTCTGGCACGAAATGCAGGCCGGACGCCTCGAATACCCCGGCGACGATTGGTGGCGGCACGAATGGCTCGCCCCGCGCAAGATCACGGTGGACAGCGGCCGCGACGCCCGCGCTTACAGCGAGCAGCTCGACAAAGGCCACCTCTCCCCGACGCGCTATTACAACATGCTCGGCCTCCGCGCCACCGAGGAAGAGGACGATGTCATTGACACCTACCTCCGCCGCAAAGCCAAGTGCGACGCCCTCGGCCTCGATGTCAGCCAGGTCTTCCCGAACTCCCTCCGCAACGGCATCGCCGCCCAACAACCCGCCGAGCCGGATGGGGACGAGGACGCGGAAGCCGCGCCTTCCATCGTTGACCTCCAAGCCAAAGAAAAACTCGACGCCATTGGCGTTGCCGTCCGCGCTGGCGTTTTGACGCCCGAGCAATCTCTTGAGCAGTCAGTTCGCCAATCCTTGGCCCTGCCCGAAATGGGATCGGATGTCCTGTCTGAATGGCGCGACAACCCGATCCGCTCACCGATCACTCTCAGCAGCGAACTCGCGGGCGGAGACCCCGCCACTAAACCCACTCCCGAAGACAACCCAACCGAACCATGACCACACCCACCCAAAAATTTTATGCATTGGAAAAATCCGACAACGGCGAGGCAACGATCCATCTCTATGATGAGGTCGGTGCTTTCGGCTCAGGCTCAAAAGAATTCCTCGCCGACCTCGGCAAGCTCGAAGGCCAACACATCCATCTCCGGATTAACTCCCCTGGCGGAAGTGTTGTCGAAGGCACGGCAATCTACAACGCCCTCCGTCGTCACAAAGGCGGGCTGACCGTTCACATCGACGCGCTCGCAGCCAGCATGGCCTCGGTCATCGCCATGGCAGGCGCTCCCGTCTACATCGCCGACAACGCCCTCATGATGATCCACAATCCGTGGACCGTCAGCATGGGAGACAGCGACCAGCTCCGCCGCGAAGCCGCTCTCCTCGACAAACTCAAAGACTCCCTCCGCAACGCCTATGTCCGCAAAACCGGCATGGAGGCCGACCGCATCGCCCAGATGATGGACGAAGAAACCTGGCTCGACGCCGTCGAAGCCGTCGCCCTCGGATTCGCCGACGCGATCGAGGAAGGCGTCGCCGCCGCCGCCACCGCAACCCCCGCCCAACTCCGCGCCCGATTTGACACCTTCGCCAAGGCAAAATCTATGGATCCAGAACCCGAAAAAACCGAAGAACCCGAAGTCGCCAACGAACCGACCCCCTTGCTCGTTGAAATTTTGGCCTCGCTTGACGAAGTCGAAACCAAGTCCGCCGACCTCGACGACGAAAGCAAAGTCACTCTCTCCGAGCGTTTGCAGTCCATGGCCACCGCCATGAGCGCACCCGAAGAAGAGACCACGGAAGAGGCGACGAAGAAAGAGGACGAAGAGTATGCCTCTGAGCCTCAAGCGAAAGCCACCGCAGCCGACGCGATCCTCGCCAAATACAACGAAGTCATCGCCCGTGCCGAAGCCGCCGAATCCCACGCCAAAGCGATCGAGTCCAAGCTCGACCTCGTGAAAGGCGAACTCGCCACCAAGTGCGAAGACCTCGACCGCCTCGAGCGCAGCCTCGGTCTCTCACCTGCCCGCGTCGTCCCCGCCGTCGATCAAGTGCAGGACTCCGGATCGATTTACGACCAGTGGAAAAGCGCAACCGGAGCCGACAAAACCCGAATCTTCCGCACCCACCGCAAAGCCCTCGAAGCCCATTCCAGACTCCATGGCGTTTGACACCACACCAATCACCGAACCCAACAACCTCACCTAACCACCACCCACTAACATGGCCACTACCATCAGCTCCGAACTCAAACTGAATGTCGTCCTCGACAGCGCCCTCATCGCGCTCCGCGAGGCACTTCTCCCAATCAACTCCTTCTCGACCGTGTTCAACTCGGTTCCGCTGCAAGGCACCGACAAAATCAGCGTTCCGTTTTTCCCTCTCGCCACTGACGCGACGAGCGACTTCGACGGCACTTACGCCTTCGGCGACACGAACGCGATCAACAGCCGCGAGATCACGGTCAACAAGCGCAAGTATCAAGCGCTGTCCTTCACCTCGAGCGAACTCGCCCGCCAGCCCTACTTCAACCCCGAGCAACTCGGATTCTTGAAAGGCCGCAAACTCGCCGAGGACATCCTCCGCGACATCCTCTCGATCGTCACCCTCGCCAACTACGGCGCGGCGATCCACACCGGCGCGGCGTCCGCGTTCGACAGCGAGGACATGGTCAACATCAAAACCGCTCTCGACCAGGCCAAATGGTCCAAGTCCAGCCGCGTGATGATCCTCGATAACTCCTACGAAGGCGCGCTCCTCAAGGACGCCGGCATCAAAAACGCCGCCGCAGTCGGCAGCGCATCGGCCATCCAAAACGGCCGACTGCCACAGATCGCTGGCTTCGATGTTATCGGAACCAACTTGATCCCCGGCAACAGCCAAAACCTCGTCGGCATGGTCGCACTCCCCGAGTCGATCTTGGTCGCCTTCTCGCCCATCCAGCCATCCCCTGGCGTGTTGAACCACCTCACCAGCTACGAGACCGCCGTCGATCCAGAGACCGGCCTCACCATCGAATACCGCGCATGGGCTGACCCCGACACCGACACCGAAAAACAAGTCCTCGAGGTCAACTACGGCTACGCCCTCGGCCACGCCGCCGCCCTCAAGCGCATCGTCTCGGCTTAATCCTGATGCGCCTAGCAATCACGCTCACTCGCACCGGCAACACTTGGAAGGTCGAAAGCCTTCCGAGTGTCCCGCTCGGCGAGCAGCTCGCAGCCTTCAAGGCCAAGCAAGTGGCCGGCGAGTTGACCGCAGACGAGACGCTCGTCGTCTCCCTCGGCGACACGCTCAAGCGCCACATCTGCAAAACAAAGCCAGCTCCCGCCGTTGAGGTGGAAGCCGAAGAAGAGTCACCCAAGAAAAAGAAGTAATTCCCGCAAAGCGCCCGCACCGCGCTCCTCGCCCGCAAAAGCCCTCGCCGTTCTCACTCACGGCGGGGGCTTTTCTTTTGACACGCCGCAAGGTTCGTGTCGCCCGCATCCCGCAACGCCCTCGCTCTCCGCTCCGCGCAACTGCGCCAAACCGCGCACGGCACCACGGTAAAATTTCGCCAGGCTGAGATCCGCGTCTGCCTCGCCCCCGTTTCTATCGGCCTCGACCTCGAGACCGGCGGACTCCGGCAAGGCGGTGAGTTTTCGATCCGCTTTCTCGCCGCCGACCTGCAAAGCCCACCCCGCCGAGGCGAAGCCGTTTCGTTCAGCGCCAAGACCTATTTCATCAGTCAGGTCTCCGAAACCAACAGCCCCGGCGAATACCTCGCCACGATGTCCCCAGGAGGTGCCGCGTGAATATCGGCGTCGAAACCTCCCTCGCCGCGTGGCTCCGCAGCCAGCCAGCCTTTGACGGCATCCCGGTCCACACCGGCCAGAGCGCCGAGACGATCCCGCAGGACCAGAGCGTTCTCCTCGCCGGGTGCGAATCCACCGAAGCCGTCGCCCGTGGATTCTACAAGGCGACCGCGAGCATCGTGCTCGTCACGCCCTCCGTCATCGAAGGCTCGCTCGAAGCCCACGCCGCGCTCGCCGATTCCCTCCGCGCCTCCCTGCTTTCCGCCACCGATTTCGCCGACGCCTTCGCGCCCGCGCTCACCCTCGCCGGCGCCGACCTCCGCAGCGTGGACGACACGCAGAGCGACGGCCGGTGGGTCACCACCGCCGCCCTGACGCTCGCCTTCACCGCGTCCGGCATTTGACACGCGCCTCCCTTCCGAAACCCGCAACCACCAACCCAACTCCACCACCATGGCCGCCACACTCTACCGCTCCACACCAGTCAGCTCCGCCGAATACGGCACACCCGAAGTCTCGGGCATGATCTGCACCAGCTTCTCCGTCAACGAAACCGCCGCGCTCTCCGAATTTAAGGACGACCAAGGCGGCGTTGTCGCCGTCGCAGTAGCCGAACCCATTCTTGAGCTTTCCGTCGAAGGAATGCGCACCGGCACATTCAGCGCCACTGTCGGCGGTCTTCTCACCGTGACGATGCCCGAATCCGTTGATCTCGGCGCGACCACAATCGTCACCGGCCTGACCAGCAACTTCGCTGCCGAGCAGTTCGAAACCGTCAGCCTCACAGCCCGCAGCTACCAGACCTCGATGACGGTCGGATCTTAAACCCACGCCCGCACCCAGCGCCCGGCGCGTGTGAATCACCGCGCCGGGCCTCCCTACGACAAATGACGACAAAACCACTGGCAGTATTCAGCACCCGCGACCTCAAGCTCGCAACGATCCTCCTCACGCTCGGCTTCGAGCCCGAAAACCCTGCCGCTCCCGCCACGCGCATTCGCCGCGATTCCGGCGACGAAACGACCGTTTTTCATTTTCTCGCCAACCATCCCACCTCCGGCCAGCAAGCCAACCAGGTCATGGAGTGGTTCCGCGATGCCGACATTTTCTTGGAGAAAAACCCCGAGCACCCCGTGGCCTACCTCATCGCCGCCCTCCGCAACCGCGACACCCTCGTCAGCGTCGTCAAAGCCACCCCGCGCCAACTCGTTTTCGAGCGCAACGGAAAAATCGTCTCGATCTCCGAGAACGCCACCGAGGCCGACAAGAAGCGATTCGCCAAATTTCTATGAAAAAACAAAACGACAAATCCACCACCAACGAAACCCTCGAAACCGACGACGAAGTCCTCCGCGAGCAAGCCATGACCGGCGGCCCGCAGAAACTCTCGCGCTGGGAACTCCGCCCGACCGCCGCGCTCGAGATCTCCTGGATGCAGCGCTGCAAAATCCTTGCCACCGACATGGACATCATGTGGCGCGCCTCCGGCTTCGGCTTCATCCATGGCGCGCCGAAATCCTCCGTGCGCGCCGTCGTGAACGACTTCCCCCGATTCGCCGCTGCCGTCGATGACTGGATGGAAAAGCAATCTCCGAGCGCCCAAGAGATCGCCGACCTGCAAAGCCTGTGCCTCGAGCGCACCAACGAATATTTCGCCAGCTACTCCAGTCAGCCAGGCGCCAAGGATTCGGCGGGAAACTAAACAGCCCCGGTTGGCTCGCGAGCTATGTTTACCGCATCGCCAAGACCACCGGCTGGGGCTTCCGCGAAATCCTCGAAGACCTGCCGTTTGCGGCCGGCCTTCAAATCCTCCACGCCGACGACTTCGCGCACGGGCGCAAACGAGTCTGGGGCCGCAACAACCGAGCGACCGATTTTGACTCCCTCGCAGCCATAGAAGCCGCATTTCAAAACCTCGATGCCTAAAGCCTCCGCCAGTCTCAATGTCGTCGCCAGCGACTTCACCCGCGCCATGCGGGAGATGTCGAAGATCACCGGCGCGTCGTTTCAAGACATCATCCGCGCCGAGACCCAATCGATCCTCGAGGCGGCGGTGAAGAAAACCAAAGCCGCGCAGGTCAAACTCATCGAGCGCAGTGTTAAAGAAACACGGGTCCGAACCGTAAACGGGAAAACCTACCTAACAAACACTAGCAGCAGTTGGCGAAGCCCTTCTTGGTGGACACCACAGGCGCCGAAAGGCTGGAAACTCCCAGGCGCGGTGTGGGCGGCGATTCAAAAGCAAATCAAAGACGAGATCGCAATAACCAAGGGTGCTCGCGGACTCGCAAAGAAAAGCTGGATGCAGGTCGCCCAGAAATTAGGCATTACGATTTCAGTTCCTTCCTATGTCGAAAAGGCAAAGACGGAAAAAGGCGACTACCCAGAAGACGCCACAGGCACCGAAAAGACAGACGGCTCCTCATTCTTTATCGAAATCACCAACTCCCGCACCTACTCGGGCAGCGTGCGTGATGCCATCCGCGCAGCCATGCGCGGTCGCACGAATTTCTTTAAGAAAAACCTCCGCCTCGGAGTCTTCAAAAAAACCAGCGACATCGCCGCTAAATACCCCGGCCTCAAGGCCACCGCATAACCATGGCCGAAGGATCCGCAATCACAGTCAAAATCGGAGCCGAGACAGACGGCATCGAGCAAGGCCTCAAAGGAATTCAGAACTCCCTCAAAAACCTAGAGTCGAACACCAAGGCCTCGGCGGAAGGCTTCGGCAACTCTTTTACCGGAATGGCCGGTGCCGTCGCCGTTGGCCAACTCGCCGTCAAAGCATTCTCTGCCGCTGTCGATGTTGCTTTTTCAGCCGCCCGTAATGTCGTTCAAGGATTTGGTGACGCCCTCGACCTCGGCGGCCGCCTCTCCGACCTCTCTGCCAGCACCGGCGAGACCGCAGGCAAGCTCCTCGTGCTCGAGCGAGCGTTCGACAATTCCGGCATCGGCGCGGAGAAAGTCGGCAGCTCGATTGCCAAAATGCAGAAAAACATCGAGGACGCCCGCGACGGCTCCGGCACCGCCGCCAATGCCTTCGCCGCCATGGGCGTTTCCGTGGACGAACTCGAAGGCAAGCTCCCCACCGAGCAGTTCAAAATCCTTTCCTCTGGCATTAACTCGATTGACGACCCCACCAAGCGCGCAGCAGCCGCCATGGGAGTCTTTGGCAAATCCGGTGCCGAACTCCTCCCGCTCCTCACCAATCTCGACGGCGAGCTCGGCGAAGCCCGCGACACCGTCGGCTCCATGGCCGAAATCATGGACCGCCGCAACGCGACCTTCGACGCCGTCGGCGACCGATTCAAAACCATCGGCGAGAAAGTCCGCGACTTCGCCGCCGGCATTCTTGACAAAGCCCTCCCCGCGATCGACGCCATCACCTCGGCCCTCTCCCGCATCGACGCCGCCAAGATCGGCCAAAACCTCGCCGACGCCTTCCTCGGCGGCGAGAAAGCCATGTCGGGATTTCAGAGCGCCGTGGATGCTTTCCAGACGGGCCAAATCTCCGCCGCGCTCCAGATCTTCTGGGACAGCACGAAGCTGCAAGCTGCACAGACTGCAAATGAAATTTACAAGCGTCTGATCGCGGCGTTTCAATCCGCCGGCCAATTTCTTGGGGACATCTTCTCCCCTTCCGGCGCGCTCATTGGCACGGCGATTTCGGCCTTTGAACTTCTCGGAACAAAGATCACGCAGAGCATTGCCAATAATCTCGCCAAGGCTTTTGCCGGGAATATCCTTACCCAAGGGCTGTCTGACTCTCTCTTTAATGTTGCCAATGATTCGTATGAGGCGGGAATCAAGATTGAGCAAAATCTAAAAGATGCCTCCGGGCGCATCGCCACTCAATTCACCGAAGCAGGCGCAGCCCTTCCCAAATCCTTCGAAGAAAACTACGCCAAAGTCCCGCCGCTTTTTAATGACCTCGAAGGACTCCAGGCGAAAATCGCGGCTCAAGAAAAAGACATCGCCGCCAATGTCGCTGCAGGCAACGCTGAACGCGAAAAGACATCGGCACAAGCCGAAGCCGAACTCGCCAAGCGCCAAGAACTCCGCGCCGCCGCCGAAGCCGCTGCCGCCACCGAGCAATCCAACGCCGTCGCCCTAGTCGAACTCGAGACCGCCATCAACGCCGCCAAAGCCGAAGGCAACGAGCAACTCGTCAAGACCCTTGAAAGCGAAAAGCAACAACTCGAAGGCCAGCAGGAAATCGCCAAGCTCACCGAGGAATACAAGACCAAGCTCGGCGTGAATGCCGACGAAGCCGCCCGCCTCGCCAACAATTTCGTCAACGCCAAAAACGCCGCCGCTGGCATCGGCGACCGCAGCGCCATCGTCACCATCACGACCACGGTGGACGACACGCGGTGGAAAGATCTCCTCGCCGAACTCTCCGCGAACTCCAACCCGAAAGCCATCGCCGTCGCCCTCGAAGTCACTGGCAAGGATAATGTCCAAGACGCCTTCGCCACGCTCCAAAACATGGAGCAGATCAACAAAAACCATCAGGTCGCCATGGATGTCCTGGGAGCCAAGAGCCTCGAAGAAGTAAAGATGAACCTCGATGCCGTAGCCACGCCCGCCCAAGCGCAACTGGCCATGCAGATCACCGGCGAAGACGACCTGAAAAGCGCCATCGGCAACCTAGATTCTTTCAAAGGCACCAAGACCGCAAAAGCCCTCCTCGAAAAACAGGGCTTCGAGAATATCGATCAACTCAAAGACGCGCTAAAAGGCATCATCGGCGAGAAGCGCACCAAGATGATCGTCGAATCGCTTGGCGTGAAAGACGCAGAAGCCGCCAAAGAAGCCCTCGCCGCCATCCTCAACGCGAACGGCAAAAAAGCCACCATCACCGCCGACGCCGACATCACGCCAGCCGAGAAAAAGATCGCCGACCTCTCCACCAAAACCGCCACCGTCCCCCTCGACGGCGACACAAACCCGCTAAAAGAAACCCTCTCGGCCTTCTCCGCCGGAGCCATCAAGCTCACCCTCGACGCCGCCGACTCCATCTCCGCCATCCGCACCGCCCTCGCCGAGCCGATCAAGATGACCCTCAACGGCTCCGGCGGCGGTGGCAGTGAGGGCGGCACCTCCGGCCTCACCGGCCTCGTCACTGAAATTAAAAACCTCATGAGCGAACTCAACCGCAAACTCCCCACCCCGGCCCTCGCCGTTTAAGCCATGACGATCCACTCCAGCGGAAGCGGCCTGTTTTTACAAAGCGTCACCGAGAACAAATTCAAAAGCGGCCTTTTAAATGCAACGGCTGAGTGGGTTCGCCCCATGGGCTCTGCCACCATTCCCGAAAAGATTCCGACCTCAATCGGGGATATTAATATTTTTCCAGACCCCACAATTTCAAAAGACACCTCCGGCTTCGAGCGCATCACGGCCACCGGTTACGGGTTGTGGAGTTCTAACGCGCAGGAAACAAAATTAAACCTAAACCCTGATAGGGTGAGGACCATATTTACGCACTCGAACTCAAACTCAACTGTTACTGTATTCGGCGATAGAGTCGGACTTATCTTTGAAGCTGCCGCTTGCAAAATTACTAGAAATGTAGGAGATACGAATGTGCCTGTAATGCCTGTAATGAATATTTACAACTACAATGGCACTCCAGTTACCCAAATTAACCTAGCTGATGTAGTGGGGTCTATTGGATATAACCCTGGTGGCGACTTCTCTTGGCCTTCAAGCGCTCCAATAGTTAAAAGACACAACATAAGTAATATATCTTTAAATTCTTATGGCAGCGTAGAGGAAGTGGAGTTCATTTTTGAAATAGTCGCAGAGGCTACTTTTGTCGCAATTCCTAAGTGATGCTAAATATCCCGGTAAATTTTGAGGCTCTTGCCAAGACTGCAAAAAACCCAGCATCTGGCGGCTATCCTTATTCTTTAAAAGGGTCAGATTTAGACAAAAACTTATTTTATGCGGCGCTTGATGTGGACCCCTCTCTTGTCGAAAAAACAAGTGGCCCTGGTGGGCATGTAGGTCGAAGACTCCGCATCCCCGCCGTGCCGGGAAGCGGCACCCATGTCCTCGGCGCGGTGAATGGCACGCTGACATGGATCGCCACGGAGGAATGCTAGCACAAGTCTTAAGTGTTAAGTTTGTAAGTTTTAAGACTGACCACCGAGACAATCACGCAAACCGCCACTTAAAACTTAATTCTTAAAACTTAAAACTCTCTGCCATGACCCTCGGCCGCACATCCTCCGAAGCCATCAAAATCAAAACCGACGGCGGCCTCCGCGCCGTCGAGTGCGCGTGTTGTGGGGGGGGAAGATGCCAATGCTCCACCATGTCTGCCGCCGTGAAAAACGCCATCGCTTCGGCCACGCAAGTCACCGTCAACTCTCTCTCCATTCCGTGGAATGGATCCACAGCGTCATCTGGACAGCAACCATTCGGAATATTGACTTGGGAGATTAGCTTCAGCGGCGGCACCCTGTGCTTTTTTGGCGACAACGGAAATAACACCGTCGCCCTCTTGCCAGAACCGCTCACACCGCAGGAATGCGCACCAACCCCGTTTGCGTCAACAGACATCATCACGATCCAAGGCGAGTCTTACCGCTCGGTGAATTATTTTAGCGACCCTCTGCCAGTCACAATTTCATTCAGCTAGTGTTTCCCTCAGCCGCAACTCTCGCCCACCATGCCGAGCTTTTAGCGCGCTTCGGTCTATCTGCTGCAAATTTTACCAGCAGCGGCTTCGCCACCACCCCACCCGAAGCACTCGCCACCCGCGAAGCCATTTGCCGCGCCTGCCCCGAATGGGACGCAAACGCACTCAACGCCACCGGCCGCTGCCGCAAGTGCGGTTGTAGCACCTGGGCAAAGCTCCGCATGGCGACCGAGCGATGTCCGCTCGGCAAGTGGGAAGCCGTCTCCGAACCGCTCCAGTAAAGACTCGGAAGCGTTCCCGATTTGACAGTCCGCCGCTCATCGAGCGGCATGAAACTTTTCCTCGATTCAAAAAACCGGCGGTTCGTGAAGTCCGCCGCGAGCAATGTCGCATTGCAGACGCTCGTCTTAAAACGCCGCGACCAAGTTCCCCTCGAGGTCATCTTTGTCGAGAACGGCGTGGCCGTCTCGCCCGTCACAGGCACCACGACCACCGTCGCCCTCAAGACCTCATTCTCTGACGCCAATTTTCTAGCTCTGGCGGCCCCCGGCCAAACCATCCTCGATTTAAATACATTGCCGGTCGAGGCCGCTTTCTCCTCCGATCCTGCCTCAATCAGCGCCTATCTCGAAATCCGCTGGACCGCACCGAGCCAGGCACTCCGCACCGCGACCCTCCAAGTCGAAGTGCAAAACAGCGTCATTCTCGGCGACGAGGCCACCCCCGCCGCGCTCCCCGACGGCAAAGCCACCCAAGCCGAAGCCGAGGCAGGAACCGACAACGAAAAGTGGATGACGCCCCTGCGCACCGCGCAGGCCATCGCCGAACTCGCCCCGCCGCCCACTTGGGACAGCGTGCTGAACAAGCCCGCCACCTTCCCTCCCTCGGCCCACACGCACACCGCCAGCCAGATCACCGATTTCGCCTCTGCCGTCGTCGCCGTCTCCCCGCCCGTTGATTGGTCAAGCCTTACCGGCAAGCCAACGACCTTCGCACCTTCCGCCCACACGCACCTCAAGAGCGAGATCACCGGCCTCGATGCCGACCTCGCCGCCCTTGCCATCGAAGACACCGCCCTCAGCGACCGGATCGACCTCCTCGCCAGCAACCTCGGCACCGAGTCCCTTGACTCCATCGCCGAAGCAGCCGGCGCGATCAACACCCTCCAGTCCGAAATCGACGGCAAAGCCACCGCCGCCCAAGGCGCCAAGGCCGACACCGCGCTCCAACCCGAGCCAGTCGATTACCAAGGGGTCTACAATAACGGAGCCGACTATTTCCCAGGACAAGTCGTCAGTTTTAATGGCGAACTCTACCGCCGCGTCGGCGAGCCGAATCCCGGCTATCCACCGCCTGGCAGTTACTGGGCTGTCTTCGATCCCTCCGCGTCGCCCGCATTCAAACTCTGGGTCGATCTCTCAAAAGCCGACACGATCCACACCCACGCCGCCACCGAGATCACCGGCCTTTCGTCCTACATCATCGCCAGCGCGCCCGGACTCTCGATCAACACCACCGTCCGCATCGGTGACGGCTTCTCGACCACCTTCCCGATTGACGGCCTAGTCAGCAGCGATCCAGAGCATGTCCTCGTGGCTTTGAACGGCGTCACGCAAACCCCCGGCACCGACTACCTCGTTTCGGAAGCCACCGGCACCATCACATTCGACTCCGCGCCCGCCGCGGGAATGCAGATCGCCTGCACCGCCCTCGGCCTGCGCACCGTCCAGCCGCCAATCGATCCCACCCTCTACCTCTACGCATTCGACATCAGCACGGACGGCCTCACGACCTACAGCGGCCGTCTCCTCAACGCCGACCGCCCCGCCGCGCCAGCACTCCCAGAGACCGCCACAAGCTGGACCGTCAAGCGCAGCACCCTCAACGCCGCAGGCCAAATCCTCGCCACCGCCTCCGCCACCGGATCGTGGCTCAACCGGGAGACTCTTGCATTCGCATGACAACAATCACCGAAAGCAACCTCAGCCAGCAACTCGATCTCTCCTCGTTCGACCTCACCCTGCCAGGCATCGTCGTCGAGTATCCCACCCGCTCCAATTTCCCGAGCGTCGGGAAACCCGACCGCCTGTATATGGCGATGGACGAGGGAATGCCCTACCGCTGGAGCCCCACCGCAGCAGCCTACGCCCTCATGATCCCCGTGATCGACGCGGGCAATTTTTGACAACTCACCCACCCACGAACAGCCCAAACAACCACCACCAACACCTAATTAGCCATGGCAAATCCAATCCTTAAAATCAAACGCGGTTCAGGCGCTCCGATCAGTCTTCAGACTGGCGAGTTGGCAATGGACCTTCAAAATTCCTCACTTTTTGTAGGAACAGCAAACGGCCCAGTCGCAATCGGCGGCAGCCACACATTCGCAACAAAGACCTTCGTCAACAGCGCGGTAGAAGCCGAAGCCGACCTTCGCAGCGCAGCGGATTCGACGCTCACCAACAACCTCAACGCCGAAATCTCCCGCGCCCAAGGTGCCGAAAGCGACCTCGCCGACGACATCGCCGCTGAGACCTCCGCCCGCCAATCCGCGATCAGCTCCGAGCAATCCGCTCGCGAAGCAGCCGACCTCGTTCTCGACGGCAAAATCTCGACAGAGAAAGGCCGCATCGATGCGATCCTTTCTGCCTCACAGGCCGACAAGGATAGTTTCGCCGAGATTGTCTCGCTCGTGAACAGCGTAGATTTGGAAAACGACAATTCCCTGGCAGCCGCCATCCTCGCGATCAACGACTCGATTGACGACGAGACCGCTGCCCGCACCTCTGGCGACTCCAGCCTGCAGGGTAACATCGACACCGTATCGAGCAACCTCAGCGCGCTGACCACACGAGTCACCGCAGCGGAAGCCGATATCGTTTCGGAAGAGTCCGCCCGCATCGCCGCAGTCTCAGCCGAAGCCGCTTCCCGCGCAGCGGATGTGTCCGGCCTCGAGTCCGACATCGCCGCAGTCCAGAGCAATCTGGATTCGGAAAGCTCGACTCGTTCGACAGCCGACACCTCGCTCTCGAACCGCATCACCACCCTCGAAAACGCCAGCGCGGACAGCCGCCTCGACGCCGTAGAGGCCGATGTGGCCGACCACGAACTTCGTATCTCCGCCTTGGAGAGCACGATCGATGGCGGCGTTTATTAAAAAATAACCAACCAACCCCGGCGGGGCGCTCAAATAGCGCCTCGCCACGCGGGGGGTCAAAACTCCGCAAAACAAAAACCGCCACATGGCAAACACACAAATCATCCCAAAACGCAGCACGGTCACCGGGCGCATCCCGAGCACGACCGACCTCGCCCTCGGCGAGATTTGCGTGAACCACGCCGACCGGCGGCTCTACTCGCGCAACCCCTCCACAGGCGAAGTCTACAAATTAGCCGGAACCAAAGACGCCCCCGACCGCGTCTGGGCCTTCGACATCTCCGCCGACGGCACCACCACCTTCCTCGGCTTCCTCCTTTACTCGGACTTCC